TTACGGGATGCAATCGGGTATTACGATAACGTGAGCAAAGACCACTTTGTTGCCAGTTACGAAAAAACACCGCAGTTAGTGGCGTATCACCGCAAAAAGTGGGAAAATTTGCAACGATAAAAAAAAAGTAAAAAAAAGTTTGCACAATTAAATTTCACTTGTATCTTTGTAATACCAAAAAGGAACAAAGAAATGACAACACAAGAATTTAAAGCAATCGCAACAAACAACTTAAACACAATCTCAACAACTGATTTAATTGTAGAAGTTAAAAAAATGGCTTCCGATTTTTCAAATGGTGCAGAACTTCTATTTGATGTGGCAATGGATATTTTAATGAATAGACTTCCTGAAAATGAATTTGTTGAATTGTGTAATTCCCTATAAACCATAAACCAAAAAAAAATGTATATCAGAGACGAAATCACCATTGAAGTTAACGAAAAAGAAATCACCTTCATGTTTTCCCTAACCACCGAAGACGGAGAGTGGGAAATCCTAACGGAAACAATTACCCTCAATGGCGCACCCTATTCACCGACAATCGAGGAATGGGCGATCATGCAAGAGGAAACCGAAGAGCAAGCCAGGATAGCCTTGGAGCAGTACGAAGAAGAACGGTTGGAAGGTTGGGAGGATTGATGATTATTAAACAATTTCTGCTAACTCCTTTATTAGCGCAGTTTTGTTTCGCTTATAAGACATTGCGCTCAAAGTACAAGAGAACGTAGATCCTCAACCTCTGCGATTAAGTTGAGCGGGATCGTAAGCCCGATAGGTTGGCAACTGACCTACTGACCCTTGATAGGCAATAGTTGCAAATTTTTTAAGATGTTAAAACGACCAAAATACAACAACAAGAAAACAAACGTCAACGGCATTCTATTCGATAGCAAGAAGGAAGCCGATAGATACGTTTTTCTGACCCGTAGAGAGGCGATAGGGGAGGTGGTGGATATACACCTTCAAGTGCCTTTCGTTTTCGCCTTAGAAGGCAAAAAAATGTTTACCTACAAAGCGGACTTCGTTTACTTCGATAAGGTCGCGAACGAGCTAATTGTCGAGGACGTGAAGGGGTTTAGAACGCCGTTGTACAAATTGAAGAAGAAACTGATTGAGCAACAACACAAAATCAAGATAACAGAAACATGAAAATATACACCGCAAGCGAATATCTGATTGAACACATCAAGATTGATCAAACCAAAAGAGCGTTCACCGAAAAGGAATGGAAGGATATTTTTGAAACCGCTATCAAATTAGACAAGGCAAGAATAGTTGGTGCGTTTTATGCAGGGGGTAGATTCGAACCAAGTTGGGACAAAGCCGAGGATTATTACAATAAAACTTTCGACAAATGAAACCAATCTACCAACACGAAAAGCTGATGCACCCATTCGACGTGCAACCGTCCTACGGGTTCGAGAAAGGAAAGGAAACCGAGTTCATTAAGTACATCTGGGAGTACAGAAAAGCATTGAAACACCTAATGCCAAAGATTTCAGCAAAGCGGGATCAGAACGACCATTACATGAGTTTCTACATCAACCTCAAAAACGAACGGGAAGAACTGCAAAAGATGTTCACCCAACGCCTACACTCCAAGACCTGGAAGAATTACGTCCATAGTGCGCTCGTTTCAAATAAGATTCCCGATGACCTTCGAGCGTATCTAATCGCAAAGAGAATTGCTTTTTACGAAAGAAGATTGTAATTCAAAAATAATTTATTACCTTTAAAGTCAACAACTGAACGATAAACAATTCATTAACCCTTAAACCAAATACTTATGAATGAAACACCCACCATTAGCATTACCTTCAAGTTTGAAGGAGAGCGATCAGTTCGAACCATCACAAGCGAATTCGAAAACGATGGCAATTACGATACATTGATCAAAATTGTAAGCGAAACGCAACTAATGTTTTACAATCTCGGTTACTCAAATGAACTGGTTGAGCAAGCCGTAAATGAAGCAAACATATTCTAAAATGGGAAAAGTAGTAACAATATCTTTGGAAACAAATAGTGAACAGAGAACCGAATGTTATTCAAATAATTTTGACTTTGATAGTAATAATTTCTGTATTGAAGATTTAATTACTATCACTTGTGAAAATTTAAAAAAAGCGTTTGGAATAAACGATGACGATGTAATTAAGTTGCTTGGTTCATCCAAGGAATTTTATGAAACAAAGCGTAAAGCAGAACATGAAGAGAATTACCCTTCAATGTTAAGAAATAAACTTAAAGGTAATTAACCATGAAAACAACCAAGTACGGGCGTAACATTATCGAAATCGAATGCAACGATGCCGATAAATTCCTGCTCCTATCCGACCTCCACTTCGACCACCCTAAATGTAGGCGTGATTTGTTGGAGCAACACCTCGACCAAGCAATCAATGAAGGAGCCAAAATCCTAATCAATGGTGACTTCTTCTGCTTGATGCAAGGCAAGTACGACAAAAGGGCTAGCAAGCAGGATATTCGCCCCGAGCATATTGGAGCAAATTATTTCGACTTGGTTGTTAACGAAGCCGTTGAATGGTGGGCGAAGTATGCTCACCATTTGTTATTTGTGGGATACGGTAACCATGAAACGAGCGTAATTAAACGCCACGAAATCGACCTCACCGAGCGGTTTGTAACTACCCTAAATTACAAGACGGGTTCAAGCGTTTTGAATGGTGGTTACGCTGGTTGGATTGTGTTTAAAGTCGCACGTGTAGGCAGTAACTCCTATCGCAAGTTCTTTATCAAATACCATCACGGACACGGCGGTGGCGGTGTGGTAACCAAGGGAGTTATTCAGCACCAACGCATGGGTGCGCAAGTGGATGGTGCGGACGTTCTTTGGATGGGACACGTTCACGAACTTTATCATCACGTAAATATCAAGGAGAGTTTGTCACGAAACAAACCGTACTTGAACGTTCAAAAGGTTCAGCACGATATCAGAACTTCGACTTACAAAGACGAGTTCAACGATGGAAGCTTTGGTTGGCACATTGAACGGGGTGCGTATGGGAAACCGATTGGCGGTTACTTGATGCAATTAAACTACGATCGGGACACGACCAAAGGACTTGACAACGCAGTAGTTCACGCAGAATTTAGAGCAATTTATTCAACAATTTAAAATTATGGAAACAGAAAAGTATGTAGGCAAAGGTTGGAAAAATGATTATGGAATCAAAGTACAACTGAAAAAAGAGGATTTGTTAAACCTACCAACCAACGCCTATGGCGATATTGAAGTGTTCGTAGGTCAGCGAAAAGAAATCGACCCAAAGAGCAAAGCAACGCACTGGGTAAAATGGAAGGCAAAGGATGGAGAGCAACCAAGGAAAGCACCGAGCGAAATTAACCCAGCACTCGAAAAGCACGGGTACAAGCAGGACGACTTCGACGGGTTACCATTTTAAGAAATCCCATTAAATAAGTATGCATCCACTAATCCACGACGTACTCCAACATCAAAGCTACCGCAAGGCGTGTTACGACTTGGTTAGGGGTACGTTTGAGGATGGGGAAGACCTTTACCAAGAAATGCTTTTAGCACTGCTTGAAAAGGGCGATAAGAAGTTGTGGGAGGTGTGGCATTCGGGCGGTCATCGTTGGTACGTTCTCGGATTGATTTATCGGCTGTTCCTCGGGAAGGGTTCTTTGTGGGATCAGAAGTACCGTGATAGGTTGGTGCGTGTGGACTTCGATTGGGAACGTGCGCAGGTGGTAGCGGAAATCTACGACCACGACCAAGACCAACGGGAAAGCTACAACACCGAGCGGATTCAGGAAGCCTTGGAAGAATTGCACTGGTACGATAAAAACTTATTCATGGTTTACGTTGAAAGCAAGAACATGAGGCGAATCAGTACCACTACCACCATTCCCTACAACTCGGTGCGACTTACGATTAACAAGGTAAAAGAAAAATTGAAAGGAAAGTTGAAATGATTAGTTTAATAATTGCATCCGTAATGGGTGCGAGTTTAGGAGTAACGATTACCAAGCTAACGGGAATCGGTGATTCAATCGGGTTCAAGCCGTTTAACTGCTTTGTCTGTTTGTCCTTTTGGAGCGGTGTATTGTTTTACCTGATTGGTCAAGATTTGTCCATTTACCAAACCTACGTGTATTCCATTGGTGCAGGGTTTACGGCTTCCATTTTTGCGTACTTCTTAATCGACCGCATTTACCGATGAATCCCGAGTACTACGAAAGGAAGGTTCAACCCATTGACTTAATCGATGCGTTCGATTTGAACTTCAACCTCGGCAATGTGATTAAGTACACGGCACGGGCGAACTACAAACACGATAACCCGAAAGAGGATTTGATAAAAGCGATTTACTATTTACGAAGAGAACTCAAAAAATATGAAACTGATAAATAACATAACCGACGAACAGATTAAGCGGTTAGAGCCATTGTATCCAAAGTGGGTGCAGTTCAAGAATGAAAAGACGTTGCGCCTTGTACCCGATCAAGTTGCTATCATGGGGCAAGTGTGGAGCGAGGTAACAAATAAGCGATGGGCAGGCGGTTGTCAAGCGTGTACAGTAAACGCATTCAGTCAAGTGATGAGTTTGTACGATGCGGAATTAGACCGACGTTTCAAAGCGCAACACGAACCAAAGGAAGAACCAGTTAAAGAAGAAGCCAATGCCACTACCAAAAAGAGAACAAGACGAATCAAAGGCTGATTTCCTCGATCGTTGCATGAGCAACACGGTAATGAAGTCGGAGTACCCCGATAGCATCCAACGTTTGGCGGTTTGCAATGCTTTGAACCGAAAGGAATCGTACCAAAAATTTGAAAGCTACAACGACTATCCAAAAGCGGTTAGCAATAACGCAAAGCGTGGTATTGAACTAAACGAAAAAGAGGGTAACAAGTGTGCGACCCAAGTTGGTAAGGTTAGGGCGCAACAACTCGCAAATGGTGAGCCGTTAAGTGTTTCCACTATCAAGCGAATGTACTCCTATTTGAGCCGTGCGAAAGAGGACTACGAAGCGGGTACGCCTTCTGATTGCGGTTATATCAGCTATCTTCTTTGGGGTGGTTTGGCAGGGTTACGTTGGAGCGAATCAAAGTTGAAGGAGTTGGGTTTATGAATGATCAACCGAACGTAATTGACGAAGCCATTGGGGCGGTTCAGTTGTACAGCGAAATCGCAGGGTTGCTGATTGATATTTTACACACGGCGGATTCGGTAAGCGTTGGCGGTTCAGTTGACTACGAATTGAAGTTGATGTGCGTTACAAAATTGAAGGCAATCGTTGAAAAAATTGAAGTATGATTGAAAAATGGAAAGTAAGTGAGGTTAAAGCAAATCCAAACAACCCACGAATAATTAAAGACGACAAGTTTAAAAAGTTAGTTCAAAGCATTAAGGACTTTCCCGAAATGTTAGAACTGCGTCCGATCGTAGTAAACAACGATGGCGTAGTACTTGGTGGAAACATGAGGTTAAAAGCGTGCAAGGAAGCAGGGTTGAAAGAAGTGCCAGTGATTAAAGCCAGTGAACTAACCGAGGAACAACAAAAGGAGTTTATTATCAAAGATAACGTGGGGTTTGGAGAATGGGATTGGGAGGATTTAGCGAATAATTGGGATGCGGAAAAGTTGGAAGATTGGGGTTTGGATTTACCAAAAAACACAGAATTAGACGAGCATGATTTATTTAATATCGAAATACCTTTTTATACACCATCTGAAATAATACCTTTAATAGAAGATTTAGCGAATACAAATAAGACAAAAAATTTAATTGATAAAATAAATTTGTTACCAATCGATAACGAATTAAAAGAAATATTAAAAATAAGAGCATCATTTTTTACGGATTTTAATTTTCAAAAAATAGCAGATTATTTTTACAATCAAGATACAGAAGTTCAAGAAATTTTTAAGGATTTAGGATTGGTTATTTTAGCACCAAAGGAAGCCATTAAAAGAGGTTTTATTGAACTATCAGAAAACGTTTTTGATTTATGATGTTTTTCGTGCTATCCATACAAGAAAAAAAGTTTAACAAAACAGTAAGGTATTTAGATAAACGAGGATTTGAATATAAGGTTTTGATACCTGATTGTTTGGATAGTAAAATAGCCGAAACTTATAGAGAAAAGGCAATCGTTTACGATACTGAGAAATGCAAATCATACGTTGATTTTTGCGGAACTAATATTGAAAATGGAGCGGCTGTTGGAAGGGTCGCAAGTATTTTTGAAGCACAAAAAAGCGGAGGTATTAGTGTTTGTTTAGACGATGATTACGGAGCTGGTTTAACAGCAAGTAAACCATTAAATCAATACAATAAAGAAAGATTGATTTACGTTATTGAAAAACTGCACGAAATGACTTTATCAACTGGTATTATATTCGGTGGATATAGCGGAGGGGCAATGCCACAGCCTTACAAAAAAAACATTATGCAAGTTTGGATAATGGATTTTAGTTGGGAATTAACCGACTTAAATATGATATTAAACGAGGATGTTAATTTTTCAATAAAAAAATGGCAAAGAGGAGTAGCAAATTTTGGGTTAGCAACTATATTAAGAAGCAACGCACAAACAGCTGAAATGGATAAAATTGACGGCAATACAAAACATATTTACGCTACCGATAGAAGTTATCGAAAAAGTTTTGGAAGTATATTGCAAGACCCCAATAACGCTAAATTAACTATCAATAGACATAATACAAAAAGGGGGGCGTTGTGGCACCATCATATAAGTTGGAATAACATCGCACCAAAAATATTAGATTTAGATAAAATAAAATAATCATGCCACGAGGAGAAAATTTAAACAAGGGTAACCGATCAGGATTTGAAAAGAACCCTCAAAACATCAACCGAAATGGAAGACCTAAACTATTACGCAACGTGGTGAAAGATGTATTTTTGCAGGAGTTCAACCTTGGACTTTCGCACTCCCAAGCAAACGAAATCATAAGCGGAATTTTGGCGATGACTCGGGAGGAACTTATGAACGTGGCAAAGAACGACCAAGCCCCTTTTTGGATTTCCATGATTGCAAAGAAAGCAACCCGTGATTACGAACGTGGTTCGATTCACTTGCTCGAAGTGTTGATGGATAGGGTTTACGGAAAACCAAAGGAAACAGTAGATCAAACCGTAACCATGCCACAAGCAAACATTCAAATCGGCATCGTGCCAAGTTCGGTTAATTTAGCTGATTCCGAGGATGCAATAATTTTAGATTGATGTTTCAGACCTCCGTAATTTTTGAGCGCAATTACAATTCAGTTGCGGAAGTCGTTGTAAATCAAGGCGGAAGCGGTGCTGGAAAAACTTACTCAATTATGCAAGTCCTTTGTTTGAAAGCTATTGAGAAGTCAGATTTAGTTATTACCGTTGTAGGTCAAGACGTTCCAAACTTAAAGAGCGGTGCGCTCCGTGATATGCAAAGCATCGTTGCGAGTTCGCCTGAAATCCAAAGTTGGATAAAAGGGTACAATGCGAGCGATCGCATTTTTACCTTTCACAATGGCTCGATAATAGAGTTCAAAAGCTACCAAGATTCCCAAGATGCAAAGAGCGGTAAACGTGACTACTTCTTTTTGAATGAAGCGAACGGCATAAGCTTTGAGATTTACTCGGAGTTAGCCATGCGAACCAAGAAGCAAGTTTACATTGACTACAACCCTAACGCTCGGTTTTGGGTACATGATAAGTTGATAGGTAAGGAAGGCACGGAGTTGATTATTTCAGACCACCGACACAACCCGTTTCTACCCGATGTTATCCGCAAGAAAATCGAAGCGTTGCGTGAGGATGATGAAGAACTTTGGAAGGTTTACGCCCGTGGGATGACGGGTAAGATTGAAGGGTTGATTTACCGAAATTGGGGTACGATTGGAACGATACCGAGCGATGCGGAGATTATTGGAATGGGTTTAGACTTTGGTTTTACCAACGATCCAACCGCCTGCGTAATGGTGTACCGGTACAATGGTGAGTTAATCATTGACGAGATTTTGTACCTTAAAGGGTATACAAATCAGGATATTAGCCATTTTTTTACCCATTCGGGTATAAATAAGAGCGTGCCAATCGTGGCTGATTCCGCAGAACCTAAAAGCATTGAGGAACTTAGGCGCATGGGTTGGCGGATTGAAGGTGCTAATAAAGGGAAAGATAGCATCCTAAACGGGATTGATATATTGAAAAGATTTAGGTTTAACGTAACCAGTAGAAGTGCTAACCTAATCAAAGAGTTGAACGCCTACAAATGGAAGGAAAAGGACGGGAACGCTACCAACGTACCGATTGATTCCTTCAACCACGGGATGGACGCTTTGAGGTATTTAGCATTGAATAAATTAGCAGAAAAAAACAGAGGTATTTATGGCATCAAATAACATTTGGAAGAAACTAACGGTAAGACAATACCAACTTTTGAGCAACTTGAATCACTTGGAAGGGTGGGAGTACATGCGTTCCGTCGTTGCTATCGTGGAGAATAACGGCTTCGATGCGGTGGATAATTACACGCCGATTGAACTACGTAACCGATACGAAGCGATTGCAAAGCAGTTGAACACCGAGCCATTCAAACCATTCAAGAACTTCGTTAGAGTGAACAGTAAGCGTTATTATGTTACCCGTTTCTTTGACGAAATCACGACTGCGCAATATGTTGAGTTGAGCGAATGGACGAAGGACAAAGAAAAGAGCATTGATAACTTGCATTTGTGCGTTGCATCGCTTTTACGTGAGTGCCGTTTCGGTGTGTTCCCCAAGAAGTACGACGGGAAGTTACACGCTAAAAGAGCAAAGGACGTACAAGAAAAGATGTTAGCCGTTGAGGCACTCGGTTTGTCCGCTTTTTTTTTGGGCAGTTGGTTGAGGTTACTCGAAGATTTACCAACCTATTTGGAAGGGCAGTTGAAGGAGATGACGAAGGAAATGGAAGACCTGACCTCGGAACGGGATTTACAGAAAGATACGGTTGGATAGTTGTTGTTGATAGGCTTGCAGGAAACGACGTGTTAAAATGGGATGCGGTTTTCGATTTGCCTGCGATTGAGTTTCTGAACTATGCGAGTTACCAAGTTGAGAAAAGCAAGCATGAAGCGTTTGAGGTAAAACGGCAATCAAAACTTAGGTAACATTTTTGAATTGCCCATTTAATAATTATGGCATTTATCGAATTTCAAGATGTTAGCGGATCATTCAAAGCAGGCGTTGAAGATATTGGCACTGGCAATGTTGATCTTGCGTTTGAGGGCGTCGAGAAAGAAATCGTTGATTGGTGCCATGAACAAATTGACCTATTCAGAAAACAAATAAAAGCGAACGGAAGCCAAGCAACTCAAAACCTACAAAGTTCAATGGTTCCGATTCCAATGAAGCGTTTTGGCAAAGATTTCTTTGTTGAAATTGTGGGTGCTAATTATTGGAAGTTTGTTGAGTACGGACAAAAGGGAACGCAGGAAAGCACCAAAGCACCGAATAGCCCGTTCACGGTAAAAGAGTACCCACGTTTGGAAGATATGGTTAAGTGGGTGCAGTTCAAATCACTTGCAAGCGGTAAGAAGGACGTTTACTCGTTTGCTTCACGGGTTAGGCGTTCCATCTACAAAAAAGGTACTTACGCACATCCATTCGTACAACCAACACTTACAGAAAACAGATTAAATGATTTAACGCAAAGGGTAGCAGAAATGACCGCCCAAGCGTTTACGGCAGTTTTACTACCAAAATAATATGGCAATAACGATAACACAACAACCGACTGATTACACACCTGGGGGAAACCCGATTGTATTTATAGTCAGTTCTGATAACACGACCGAACCGAATTTTAAGTACGTGGCAAATGTTTCTATAAATGGAAACATGATAGCAAAATTAAAAGCATTTCCCAACCCTTTGAACTCTGATAGGGCGGTGTTTAACGTTCAAGAATTGGTGCGGGGTTTCTTTGATGTTACACCAATAATCGGGGATGGAATTATAGCACCCGATACCTTCGCCTGCGATTCACAAATAGCTTTATTACAAGTTGAATTTGTGGAAGAGTACACGGGTGCGCCTGCGAACTCCGAAGAAAGCAATGTGATTACGGTTTGGAATGGTGCGTTTGATGTGATGGAGTTTGCGCAATGGTATTACATTTATGCTTATCAATACCGCATTGAAACTGCAATTCCAGAGGCAAAGCCATTAACTAACCGCCCACAATCAGTAAAGGCAGTAAGCACCGTATCGTACAAGCAAAGCGGTAACATTTACTACAATTGTAAAAGCCAAACAACTGCAAATTACGACTATGCACTTTATACGTATTACACTTCTGATGGCGCACAAATTCGGCAATTCGCTATTAAAACCCCCAATTGGTCACCACATAACAGCACCCCTCCCGAATTAAACGATGCTCAAATGATTGGTGCGCCTTTTATGCCTTTTGATGTTTACAACATTAGCGCAGGAATTACAAGTGATGGAAACGCAGGTTCAGATGATTTCCCCGAAAATGGCGGGTACTATTCAGTTCAGGCTTCAAACGCTGATGCAATTACTATTGGAGCAATTGAATATTTCGTTTACTTAAACGAAGATTGCTCACGCTTTGAACCTACGGAAATACACTTTGAGAACCAACTCGGGGCGGTAGATAGTTACGTGTTTACAAAGACAAATCGGGAAACACAAACGATTGAACGGGTGCAAGCGAGCAAGCCGTATTTGAACTTTAATGAAACGGGAATATTTACGCAGTACGGTACACCAACCAACTATTCGCGATTCAACGCTCAGGTGGATTTTACACGGCAATACACGGCTTCGAGTGATTGGTTAACGGATGCGGAATTTCAATGGTTGCAAGAGTTGGTGCGTTCGCCCCGTGTTTGGCTTAGGAAGGCATTACAGACCGATGAGGGCGTGCGCGAGTACTTAGTGCCTATCTTGATTACCGATACAAGCTACAACGTTTACAAGCGTGATATTGACCAATTGAAAACGCTATCGGTAACGTATCGTTTCACCTTTGACGAAGCCGTGCCACTATGATAACCGAGTTGTACATTGACGGCAACCGCCTCGACTTATTCGATGATATTGATATTCGTTTAACGTATTCGGTGAGCGATATTGAAAACCCGATCGAGCGTAAAAGTTCGGTGAGCCGTACCATTGAAATTCCAAAGACTCCAAACAACGATCAAGTTTTTGGTAGCATTTACCGCTTTGATCAATGGATTGTTTCCTTCGATCCGAGCGTTCGAGCGACTGCGTACGTTATGCAGAACGGAATTCAAGTTTTTGAGGGGATTGCGCAATTATTAGCGGTTAAGGATAACGGAACGAGTGGGACGTATGAGTTAGGGTTGTATGGAGAAACGGCAAACCTATTCAAACAACTTGGTGATGCTGAATTGACCGATTTAGATTTCAGCGAATTGAATCACGAATGGGATGCGAGTAACGTAGTGGATGCGTGGACTAATTCGGTTGGAAGTACCGGGAATGATTACTATTACCCTGCGATTGATTACGGGCAAGCAGGATTTCAACGTGCTACAACACCATCGCCTTACGCTGATGTTTTCACCACCGAGGATTTTTACCCTGCGATTTCCGTAAAGAAGTACGTCGATAAGATTTTCGCCTTTGCAGGGTTCACGTATGAAAGCGACTTTTTTACCTCGCAATGGTTCAAGCAGTTGATTGTACCGTATGGAATTAGTGGCGTGCCGTACATAACCGACGAGCAAGCGCAAAATAACTTGTATTGGATAAGATTAGATGCCGATTTGACTAAGAATAATCTTATTCCATTAACTCAATTTCAGTTTGGAACTGCAACGCCTTCACCTTACTTCAATGGTGGAAGTTACAACACAACAACAAAGAAGTTTATTGCCCCTGCTGATCGCACATATAACTTTCAATTACGTGTAACTGCTACATTGGTTCAAGCAACTGGACCATTAACGCAAGTAGCTTTAACTTGCAACTTGTACAAAAATGGCGTTGTTGTTATGCCTAACATGGTTGTTTTGTGGGATGTAAATACCCCTGCAAATACCACTATTACGCAAGACTTTTTCATTCAAGATACTGCGAGTTTTGGCGATCAATACGAAATAAGATACCAAGGCGGTGCGATTGGTTACACAATTTTAATTGATAGCTCAAACACCTATTGGCTTAACCAAATTGCAGGAACGCCACAAATGGAACCTGGCGATACTTGGGATATGAACCAAACGATCGTGCCAAAGGTGAAGCAGTCGGAGTTTTTGATGTATTTGGTGCGAATGTTCAACCTATTTATCATGCCCGATAAGTACAACCCAAAGAAGTTGTACGTTGAACCGTTCACCGATTTTTACGACAATGCAAACCCATTGGATTGGACGTACAAATGGGACGTTGAAAAGGGTTACGAGGTAGTGCCGTGCGGTTACATGAACCCGAAAACGTACAAGTTTGCTTACAAAGATGGTGGCGGTTATTTCGAGAAACGTTACCAACAAGCGTACGGGGAAGGCTACGGATCACGTAAGTACATTTCGAGCAACGAGTTTTCAAATGGTGAGCAAGCGGAGGATGTTGGTTTTTCCAATAGCGTAATGGTTGGATTTCAGATTTCGCCACGTATTTACGCACGGTATTACGATATTGATAACAAAGGAACTGCGAGCGGTGGTGATGTGGCGATGAACGTGAAACCAGTTACCCCAAATCTCCGCATTCTTTACCACGAATACATTGAATTTCCAAGCGATACCGAGTTTGCATTTGAGGGTAACGATTACACCAGTTACCCGTATGCCGGTACGTTGGATAATCCGTACAACCCAACCACCGATTTATGCTTCGGTATTCCAAGGGAGTTGTACTACCAATCGAATGAAACAACGGGAGCGATATTTAGGTACACGAACAACAACCTATTCAACCGATTTTGGTTGGATTACGTGAAATTGTACACCGACAAGGACGCGAAGAAAGTCAAGGTGTTCATGCAATTAACTCCCGTAGATATTGCGAACCTTGATTTCCGAAAACTGATTTACATAAATGGCGTATTGTTTTACCTTTTGGCGGTTAACGATTACGATGCGAACAGCGATGAGAGCACCTCCGTTGAGTTGCTCAAAGTATTAGATTTAGAAGGATTTGTGCCTACCGTGTTTGAACTTACAAGCGGAACGGGTGCGAGTATTGACGATGAACCAAAACCTCAAATAATTACAGAATAATGGCAGATGTTGAAAAGGATATAGTTTTAAGAGTTAAGGCGGAATCCGACCAAGCAACGGGGCAGTTCAAGAATTTGAAACAAGAACTGCGATCGATAGAAGGCGAATTGAATAAAATGGCTTCCAGTGGGGACACAGGATCGGAAGCGTTCAAAAAATTGCAACAAAGGGCAGGGCAAGTTAAAGACCAAATCAATGATACTAAGGGAGCGATCAAAGCTTTGTCTTCTGATACGTTTCGATTGGATGCGTTCGCCCAAGGTGCGCAGGCTATTGCAGGCGGTTTCGCTTCCGCTCAGGGTGCGCTCGCTTTGTTTGGTTCAGAGAATAAACAAGTTGAGGAAGCCATCAAGAAAACGCAGGGAGCAATGGCATTGCTTCAAGGGGTTACCACAATAACGAACGTACTCCAAAAGGAAAGTGCGTTGCGGTTAGCGATTGCCACGACTGCGCAAGGAGCGTACACTGCGGTTGTAGGTGCAAGCACGGGAGCAATGAAGTTGTTTCGTATTGCCTTAGCTTCCACGGGAATCGGTGCGTTGGTGGTTGGTTTAGGTTTATTGATTTCCAACTTTGACGATGTTAAGAAGGTGGTAATGAATTTGCTCAAACCATTCGATGGAATTATTGCTAAGGTTCGTGATTTTCTAAGCGTAATTTCATTTGGTTTAATTGACGATTCAGCCACCGCAAAGACCAAAGACAACGCCGAAAAAGTGGTGGAATCCTTCAATAAAACCAAGGATGCCATGAAGGAAAACGAAAAGGTGATTGAGCGCAGAATTGAACTCGCAAAAGCCGAAGAAAAAGGTATTCGAGAAATCTATAAATTAGAAAAGCAACTTGCTGATCTACGTATTAAAAATTTGAAAGTAGAACAAGATGCTTTGAAAGTTAAAGAGCAAGCGGGAATCGCAACCGACGAAGAAAAGAAACGGATTAAAGAGTTAACCACTGAAATTGCAGATGCTACAAATAAGCGTTTGATTCTCGATGCTAACTTCAAAAAAGCAGTACGTGAGGAAACCGCTAAAAATCAGGAAAAGTTACGTGAAAAACAACGTGAGGAAAACAACCAATTTTTTAAGGATTTAGGAGAAATCAAAACAAAAGAAGTAGGGTTAATCCAAAACACCGCACAAGAAGAACAACGTTCTTTAATGACTTTGAGCGATTTGAGAAAAATCACTACCGAAGAGGATGCACGTTTAGCAGAGCAACGTAAGCAAAATAAATTTAACGAGGTTAGATCAGGTTTAGAAATGGCTTCACGTGGATTTGATGCCTTAATGAGTTTAACCTCCGCATTCACCAATCAAACCGAGGAAAGCCAAAGAAAGGCGTTTAAAATCAACAAGGCGTTTCAACTTTCACAAGCATTGATTCAAACGTACATGGCGGTTACTGGCGCACTAACGGCAGGGGGTAACCCAATAAAATTAGCAACGGGTGCGCAATTTGTTGAAGCAGGAATTGCATTGACGGCAGGACTTGCACAAGTTACAAAGATTGCGAAAACACAATTTGGTGGTGGATCGCAAGGGGCAGGAAGTGGAATGGGTGGAAGTGGTTTAGGTTCAGTACCTAGCCCATCACCAATGGCAACCCAAACGAGCGGATTAGATGCTACCCAACTTCAACTCGATGCACAAGGTAATTTGATGCAACAAAGAAGCGTGCGCACCTACGTACTTGAAACCGATATTTCAGCTAAACAACAACGCTCAAAAAGACTTCAACAAACAGCAACATTAGGAAAATAATATGAATACTTACAACGATTTACCCGTTTATCAGTTAGTGATAAACGAAACAGACGAAACGGGAGTGGATTACGTAGCACTGGTAAACACCCCTGCGATTGAACGCAATTTTCACGCCTTCAACAACCGTCAACAATTTTCAGCGGATTCAGCACGCCGAATTATTACGGGTGCGCTAATGATCCCCAACCAATTGATTTACCGACGTGATGAAAAGATGGGTGAGTATTATGTAACCTACGACAAAGCAACGGTTGAAAAGATTGCGCTCAAATTCATGGCTAACCAGTACAACACCAACGTGAACGTGGAGCACAAAACCCCGATTGATGGCGTGTTTATGTTTGAGTCCTTCATTACCGATTCAAGCCGTGGAATAAACGCACCGAAAGGCTTTGAGGACTGCGTAGAAGGCACGTGGTTTGGTTCGTACAAAGTGGATAATGAGGACGCATGGAAGGAAGTTGAAGCAGGGAATTTCCGGGGATTTTCGGTTGAAGGCGATTTCATTCACGCTCCATACAAAGCGAGTAAGCACAATTTGGAACTTACATTGATTGACGAAATTTTGGCTTTGCTATAATTTTTTCTGTCACTTTTTTAAGCCTTCCCATTTCATAAGTATAAACTTTTTAACATGGATATTAAAGCTGAACTTTTAAAGATTAAAAGTTACTTGATGTCTTCCGAAACACCAACCACACCCCAAGCGTTCGCAATGTACGACTTGGAAGGTGGCGGTCAAGTTAGCATCAATGGCGAAATCGCAGTTGGTGCTGATGTTATGGTGATTGACGGAGACGGTAACGAAGTTCCTGCACCTGATGGCGAGCACGTACTCGTTGGGGTTGCTAAGATTAAAACCGAGGGCGGTAAGATTGTTGAAATCATGCCTATCGAAGAAGAGAAACCCGAAGTGGAAATCGAAATCGAAGCAGGAAACAAAGAGGAAAAAATGGAAGAGGTAATGCCGATGCCTGACCACGCCAAAGAAATGGAATCAATGAGCGAGCGTATCACCAAGTTGGAAGGTATGTTAGCCGATTTGATGACTCGCATGGATGGAATGGGTAAAGCAACCGAAGCCATGACTGCCGTAGTTGAAGTGATTGCAAGCGCACCAACCGCCGAGGTTAGCAAGCCTGCATCATTTACCTACATCAACCCCAAAAACTCACAAGAGAAAAAATTTGAAAATCTTATTAACGCATTAAAAAAATAAAAAATGAGTTACAATTTAGACGGGTTAAGTACTTATACTAATCAACAAACCCTACCCCTAATCACCAAGTCGTTATTCGACGCTCGCACCGTTTCTTTGATTACAAAGCAAGTAGGTGTTAAGTATGTTTCTGCTTTGAACTTGATGGATACCACAACTGCCTTTACCTATGGCAATACTTGCGGTTTCAATGGTTCAGGAAACACTACCGATTTCACTCAAAGAACAATTACTGCGGTTCACACCAAAGTACATGAAGCCATTTGCCCAAAATCATTGGAGCAGTACTGGATGCAAACCCAATTACAAGCGGGTTCAATGCCTACCACTATTCCTTTCGAGCAAGCTTACGCTGAGCAAAAGGTTAAGTCAATCCAAAAGGCGTTGGAAACTGCGGTATGGCAAGGAACAGGAGCAAGCGGTTCAATCACTGGTTTTGCTTCAATCTTTAACACCGCTTCCGTTACTGATTTGAACGATGCTGCTTACAACTGGGCAACAGATTTGACTTTCGCTACCCTTCAATCAACTGCGACAAACGCTATCAAGTTGTTGAACACGTTTGAAACTTACCTTCCTGCCGACATCAAAGGTTACGACGATGTTGTAATTTTCTGTGGTATCGACGTATTTACTGCTATCAAACAAGGTTTGGTTTCTCAAAACTACTTCAACATTTCTTACTTGAACGGAGTTGAAAACTACGAATTGACTTTGCCCGGTTCAAACATTAAGTTGATTGGTGTTAACGGATTGAATGGAACTTACGATTTGTACGCAGGTCGTTTGGCTCACTTCATCTTCGGGACTGACTTATTGAACGAAGAAGAGCGTTTCGAAATTTTCTACGCAAAAGAAAATGACGAAGTTCGTTTCGTGTGTGAGTTCAAGGCAGGCGTTCAAATTGCCTTCCCTGATCAAACCCGTCGTTTCATGATGGCTGCATCTTAATCAAACGATTGAACTATTAACCAAGGGGTGGGTACTAACGCCCACCCTTTTTTTTGAACAAATAAAAAAATAAAGATATGGCTTGCGCATTAACCGCTGGATATACCCTCGCTTGTAAAGACAGCGTGGGTGGATTAAAAAAAGTTTACATTGATAACTTCGAGGACGTAGATTACGGAGCAGAATCTTCGGGTGTTATTTCAACCGCTACGGGTGGATTTTTCGAGTATGAATTGCCGATGAACACGGCACAATTCACCGAAACCGTAACCTCTTCAATCGAAAACGGAACTACCTTTTACCAAACAGAACTTTCAATCGTTCTTCCTAAATTGACCGCTTCAATGCGTAATCAATTGAAACTTTTGGCTCAGGCGAAATTGGCAGTAATTGCCGAAGATCGCAACGGAGCGAAGTGGATCATGGGATTGGAGAACGGAGCGTACCTTACTACTGGCACTTCCGCTACGGGAACGGCAATGGGTGATTTGAACGGAATGACTTTGACGTTTACATCAATGGAGAAATCCCCCGTTGTTGAATATTCAGGCACTGTACCTTTGGATTGACCTACTTACTTTCCATAATTTGAGGGGGCGAGCAATCGCTCCCTTTTTTTATTCGTTACATTTTTGAATTTGCCCATTATATAAGTATGCAATTACTAACTGCGAACGCCACGAACAGATTGTTTTTTACCGCTACCGAGAATATGGTTAGCGGTGATTGGTGTTACTTGAACATTCACCATGTTGCGACAAATACAGATTTCTTTTATGCTTTTGAAAAGGCTTCCAATCTTAGTGCATTTACTAACCGTATTGATTGTTGGGATGTTGCTATTGGTGATATACCCGATGGTCAATGCTTATATACGCTTTACGAAGGTAATGCAGGAGCGGAAAGCAAAACGAGCGAGGAAATTTTGAGGGTGTTGGAAGTTGGATTGTATGAAGTTTTAGCGTCCGAGGTTGCTGATGTTGTTTTCAGTGCTAACGATGTTACCTATATAGAACCGAATTTATGACGGCAAGAAGAGAAAAAAAGAAGTACGGACTACCGAAATCGGGTATTGTTACGAAGCAGGACTTTGAAAGCAAGTTACCCGAATACAAGGTAGTTAACGGAAAAGATTATGTGATGTACGGGGAGAATAACCGCTACCCCGATTACTTGTTGGAAATGTACCAACGTTCCGCAAAGCATAACGCTATTGTTAACGGAAAAGTGAACTACATCACGGGCAAAGGGTTTACTTACGACGCTACCAAGGTACAAGGTGAGCAGTTAGCTGAATTGAATAAGCTGATGGACAACCCCAATCCTTACGATGACTTGAACGATATCCTTTACAAAACCGCATTGGACTTTGAAATCTTCAATGGCTTTGCGTTGGAAATCGTTTGGAACTTGCAGGGGCGTATTTCACAAATTGCACATAAAAACTTCGGTAACATTCGACGCTCACCCGAGGGCGATAAGTTTTGGTACGCTGATGAGTGGAAGGAATTTGGAGAACCCGAAGGACTTTGCACTTATGAGCCATTCAACCCTGAAAAGCGTTTAGGCAAGCAACTTTATTACTATTGCAGTTACGCTCCAAGCGTTCGATATTACCCCGTTCCCGAGTATTTGGGAGCGTTGGCGTACATTGAAACCGATGCACGCATTGCAAACTATCACGTTAATAATTTACGCAATGGATTCTTAGGTGGTTTCCTTTTCAACTTCAACAACGGAGTACCGAGCGATGAAGAGCAAAGGGAAATCAAGAAGCAGTTATTGCGCCAAATGAAGGGCGATGACGGGGAAAGAATCGTTGTGAACTTCAACGATACGCAGGATACTGGGTTGAAAATCGAGCCGTTGAACGCTAACGACTTGGATAAGCAGTTTAACATTCTAAATGAAACCATCCAAACCGAAATTTTTGTTGCGCACCGTGTTACTTCACCGATGCTTTTCGGAGTTAGAACAAGCGGTCAACTTGGTGGACGTTCAGAATTGATTGAAGCATACGAGTTATTCAAAGCCGTTTACGTTAACGACCGAGTTCAAAAATTGGAGCGTGTATTTAATTACTTGTTTTCATTCAATGGTTTGGCGGTTTTGGAAATTGAACCTACCGATCCAATCACCGAGCGTTTGAGCGAAAACTCTTTGGTGCAAATCATGACCAAAAACGAACTGCGAGAAAAAGCAGGTTTGCCACCAATCGAAGAAGTTGATCCTGCAAAGGAAGCGCAAAGCTTTAACCACGTTGAATTTCGCAAAGAGAAACAAGAGTTAGAACTATTCCAAAAGTTCGGGGTAGATAGCGGTTCATTCGTGGAATTGAAAGCACGTCCGATGCGTTACGGGTTTGAATTGATGGAGCAAGAGTTCGCTAGTGAATACGCTGAATTGGATGCTGAAATTTTGAAGCTAATCGAGAAAGACCCTGCGATAACCTCCGATAAAATCGCTGAAAAAACGGGGCAGTCAATCGACCTAATTTCAAGCCGTATTAGCGCACTTATCGAAGCGAAGGCAATCAATATTCGTGGAGCGTTAAAAGAGTTAGGTGAATCTGCAAAGGACTTTATTAAGCCACGTAATCCCGACGGAGTTCCATTGGTTCAAGTGATGTACAAATACGACGTGTTACCCGAGTATGGTC